ACAGCGCAATGAAAGTGTATGTTAACACATATGCTGAGAACGACAACGTTCTTATCGGTTACAAAGGTGGTTCTGAGTCTGATGCAGCAGCATTCTATTGCCCATACATTCCATTGATGAGCAGTGGAGTTGTTCTTGACCCAGCAACTTTCGAACCAGTCGTGTCATTCATGACACGTTATGGTTATGTTGAGTTGACAAACACAGCTTCTTCTCTAGGTAATGCAGGTGACTACCTAGCGACTGTTGCTGTAACATCCGCTAACCTACGTTTTGCTTAATCCGTAATACGTGTAGTGAAAGTTCAAAAAGGCTCTTCGGGGCCTTTTTGTTTGACTTAAATAGCAGGATGAAAGTAGAATCAGACAAGGATTTTAAACAACTTCGTGAACAGTTTAGTGTATGGCGACATCGCTTTCCTATGTTTGTCCATGATGTACAGCGCATTGAAAAAATAATAAATCTGCATGTTACTGCGCACAGTAAAATAATGGTCATGTACAGACAGACCAAAAATCGCAGCTACTTAGAAAAAGCACAACAAGAGATTGACACTATTAACGTAGTAATATCTACAGTAGAAAAACTAGAGCTAATGGTTCTATTAAGTAAAGGATAATTATGGGAATTGAAAATTATTTTTTTAAAAACATTCATTCTGTGATATCACGGAATGATACAAAATCAAAGAAAAAAGTATTATCGTTGGGACATCCAGATTTGCTTCTTGATAAAGATTTTTTGCAAACAATATACGACGATAGTTTCATTGAAAAAATTCCCGAAGACGCATATCATGCAGATATACGTAGATTACACAAAAGAGACACAAATTTTTTTATTTACGATCCTTATTTTATTTTTCAACAATACAATTACGAACTTTATATTTTAGATGTTAAGCAACATAGAGGCAACGAAATAATAGTTGACTTAAATCACGAAATTGATCAACAATATTACGAATATTTTGATCTTATCCTAGACGGTGGGACACTGGAACATTGTTATAACATATCTCAGGCATTTAAAAATGTATGCCGAATGGTAAAAGTTGGAGGATTTTCTCTCCACTCAAATCCGATAAGCAGAATTAATCATGGATATTTTAATTTCAATCCTTTATTTTACGATCATGGATTTAAAAAAAATGGATTTAACATACATGATTTATGCATACTTGATCGATCTCAATGCGTTCAAAATCTAAAAGAGATAAAAAGAGCTGGCGTAATACCACTAAAATCATCAGTTTTTTGTAAAGCAGAAAAAATAACACAAGAAAATTTTGTCTGGCCTTCGCAATACTAACGCGGATAAATAAAGTATCTAGAATTTATTATGCGGTACCCGCCGCGTAGACCTAGAACGTCAAATTAAGGAGAAACAAAATGGGACGTCCACTAAACAAGAAATTTTTTGGTTTATTAACTGATGGTACTAACATCACAGTAAACTGCCAAGTAGGATCAAATGCAGAATCTGCAGTAGGTTATATCTTACGCCAACGCTCATCGAAGAGATTTTTAGTCAACGATGCCAAAGACGGTACAGCAGTATTACCAGGCGGCGCAGGCACAGGCAATGTAGGAGTTTGCCAATTAGTAAATGCGGCAGACGGTGCATTAGGTGCAAATGAAATGAGCATCATGGGCGAATTCAACGGCCAGGGTATAAGAATAGCCAAGTTGACCAACAAGATCGCTGTAGATTATAACGGCACAAGATACAAATGGACAATAACCAACGACTCTACGACCAGCATACTTTCTTTAACGACACCATAATCAAGGAAGTTTAATGGGACAGTTTCTCAGAGTCAGTGGTGACTACAACATTCGAGCAGGTGATGGTGCCAAGATAACACTTGACACTGGCCCTGCTGTGAGTGGAGGTTCGGTACGAGTAACTGGTAATCTTGTGGTAGAAGGTAATACTGTTAATGTTAGTGCCACCAACTTAGCCATTGAAGACAACATTATATCGCTGAACACTGGAGAAGTTGGCCCGGGTGTCACGCTAGGATATTCTGGTATTGAAATTGAACGTGGCAACACCACCACAGTATCACCGCAGAACAACGCCAGCTTTCTCTATGATGAAAGCACTGACTCCTGGATTCTAGCACATGGCTCAGCACCGGGACCGTTTAACTTTGATAGCAGCAGTCTCCGCCTTAAACAAATACTAACTAATTCTACAACAGATTCGGGTGACCTTACACTGATAGGCACAGGAACAGGAGTAGTTAAGGTTGGTGATCGAGGCGGATCTGGATACGAAACATTAGTGACAGATGATGATGATGTTCCCAACAAGAAATTTGTTGATGATGCAATTCAAAATAATCCCACATTTCAGATCGTAGCACCTCAGAGTCAAGATACCAGAGTGGTTATTGCAGACAAAGAAATAACACCTAACATTTCAGGCCAAGCTGGATCTCTGGCATATTTTACAGCAACTACTAGTTATAACACCTTTGGTGAGAGCGCAGTTTCAATAATAGTAGACAATGCTCTAGTCGGACAGTTCTATGCAAATAGGTTTGAGGTCGGCGATTTAGAAATTGGTGGTGGCTTGGATCGCAATGAGATCACCAGTCGTGCTGGAATAACCAATGAAAACATCTTTATCAGAACTCAAGGAACAGGCAAACTACATACAAATTATGCCATACAGTTTGAAAAAATCGGCACCGTCCCTAGTTATGTTTCAAATAATGTTCTAGTATATGCAGCCGAGCCAGGCACAGGCACCTCGGGTGTATATTTTGTCAATGACAGCGCAGAAACTGCTAGACAGAACGGCGAGCTGATAAGTAAAAACAAAGCACTGGTATTCAGTATGCTATTTTAAGAGACGACTATGATAAGAAATTATGAAAATCCAGAAGGCACACTATCACTGATAGATTCCAGCAGCGTCACAGTTCCTGTAAAAGTTTTTACCAGTTCAACCACAGGTGCTCCGATTGCAGGCGGTGTCACAGGTAGAGAAAACGCTGTGACCACCATAGCATTGTGCAACACCGCAGCACCGGATCCAGCAGACGAAACAACTAATTCAGTTACAGTTAACATCTATGTGGTTCGCAGCGGACTGAGTTATGGACCTGGTAATCTTGTGGTTAACAGCCTAGTTGTGCCTGCAGGCGAAACTGTGTTTTTCTCAGAAGAACGCATAGTGACAGCCAGTGGTGATGCTATATGGGTTGGTACCTCAACGGCTGCGAGGTTGGCTGTTACTGTGAGTGTTCTAGCAGTATGAAATTCTTAAAGACCAAAAATATTTCGCAGTTCAGCATCAACGATCGTGCGTTGATCTATTACCCAGCCGGTAATGGACCGGGCAACAGAGTGGTAGTCAACGCCAACGGAGGCATGATGCTGCCCAAAGGCACAACAGCACAACGTCCACAGCTGACCAGTGTACGACAGCCCACAGATGCCAACGGCACTATTAGATATAACACAACTATTCCTGCACTAGAAGCTTATGTAGGAGGAGCGTGGGTCACAGTGGCCAGCCCATTTGGTGCTGCTATTACCAAACAAACACTAGGTCCAGGAGACGGTACCAGTACTATTTTTGGACCGTTAAACACTACTTATGCACCATCATATGCTGCCAGTGCAGACAATGTGTTGGTATTGGTAGAAAACGTCATGCAGATTTCTACCACTAACTTTGGTATATCTCAAAATCCTTCAGCCACAGGAACAGGTGCTGAAATCAATGCCACGGCATTGAGCAGTGCCAACAACGGTACTGATTATGTGATCACCGCAGTTGGAACCACGGACTTCACCACTTCTGGTGCAGGTGCTAACACAGTAGGAACGGTATTTACAAAAAGTGGCGGAACACCCACAGGCACAGGTAAAGTGCGAGTTGCTGGATATTACCTTTCATTTACATCAGCAATACCAAACACCGGAGGAGGCGGCAATCCAGTCTACGTAACTGTATACTACGGATACGCCAACTAACAATGAGTCAATTGGGGCGCATAGGTGGACAGGTACTCACAGATAATCTGTTACGTGCCGGTGTTGACCTTGCGTTTGAAACTGATCTACTGTATCTTAATGTAACCAATCAACAGATTGGTATAAGAGACTCGTCTCCTGTTTACACTCTTGATGTTAACAACAACATTTACACCGATGATCTCACAGCAGTCACTCAACTTGCTCCGGGTAATTTGCGTTTTAATGCTCCTAACACTATTTCTACCAGCGTGGGCGGCATTGATGTGTATATCAACGGCAGCGGTGACATCTTTCATGATAGACTTGGCACAGACAATCTTATCCTAGATGGCAATCTTATATCTAGTATATCTAACAGCAACATAGTGTTAGACACCAATGGCTCTGGCACAGTAGAGTTAAGAGCCGATACCAACATCACCGGGGATCTTGCAGTCAGCGGAAATATTAATATCAGCGGCAATCTCTCAAATCAAGGCACACTGACCTTTGGTGATAACCAAACATTTGACACCGTGACCATAAACACTGATTTCACACAGAGTATTATACCTGGAGATGATCTTACATTTGCTATGGGAGCCGACGCAGGTGATTCTACTGCAAGACGTTGGAGTCAATCTCATGCACCCGATTGGACTTATATCACAACTGGTGCATGGCCCGGAAGCGGCATCGTACCGTTGTCCGCTACAATCAGTGATCAATTAACTCTTGATGGAATAATTAATAAAATATCAGCCACGCAGAGCAATGATGACGTGCGATTATTGCCGTTTACCGGTATCACACGCATAGAAGCCACACAATGGCAGAACAACGATATTACCAATCTTTTAAATACACCTCTAACTTTTGTCAGTACTGGGATCGGGTACACAAGATTTATGGGAGACAACGGTGTTGTGATCCCTGCAGGTACATCTGGACAACGACCTGCAAGTCCTGAACTAGGCGAAACTCGATGGAATGTCACTGAACAATATCTCGAATGTTATGATGGCTCAGTGTATTTGATAGCCACCGGCGGCGGCGATCTTGTCACGCAACAGTTCATGGAAGATCTTGGATTTATATACAGTGCTATACTGGGATAATGCCAAAATTGATAAATAAGTTTAATTGCAGAAAAGACCATTTTTGCAGGATTCGACTGCGGTAAACCGGCAAAGAGCGCAAGCTGAGAATCTGGTTAACGGTGTAACACCGGGTAAATTGGAGAGCTAATGGCTATCGGTCGCATTTCCGGTCAGCTCTTGAAGTCAAATCTTCTTCGCGCAGGCGAAAATTTGGCATTCGAGACAGACTTACTCTATCTAGATGTTGTGAATTCTCGAATCGGAATACGCACAGCGACCCCTACGGTTGACCTCGATGTCAACGGACACACCCGGTCTACAAATATCACCGTAGACAATCAATTAAATATCGGAAACCTACACTTCACTGGTAACACAATCACCAGTGATTCCAGCACCATAAATTTTGCAGCAGCAGCAGGCGAAGCCACAGTTTATCATTCAAGACTGCAGATAGACGATCTACAATTGCAGGGCAACATCATATCAACCACTGTCAGCAACAGCTCGATAGAAATTGATCCCAACGGCTCAGGCACAGTTAACATCATAGCCAATACCAACATCACCGGAAATCTCGTGGTATCAGGCAATGTTAATGCCACTGGAAATATAGTCATCGGTGGTAATATAACCATTGGTGATGCTCTCACAGACAACATTGTGATCAACGCCAGCATTCGCAGTGATCTAGTACCAGAAACTGATAACACTTACGATTTAGGATCCGCCACATATAGATGGCGAGCTATTTACGTTAATGAGTTTTTTACAACTGCATTAAATGTTCCAACGCTGGATGTTGGAAACCTGATGTTCCGTGACAACGAAATCACTACTACTACTGGTCAGGATCTTTACATTGACGGAAACGGTGCGGGTGGGGTGATATTAGGCAATTTCCGTATAGTAGATAATGTTATTACAAATGTGTCTACAAATGCAATTACACAAATAGCACAGAGCGGCACAGGATATTTCAAGATACAAGGCACCAACGGTTTTGTTCCACCTAGGGGCAACGACGCAGAGCGCCCAACTGCATATGCAGTGTTGGGTATGACCAGATATAATACAAACTCAAAGGCTTTAGAAATATGGGACGGTATATCATGGGCATCTCCAGCAGGTGCATCAGGAGCTGTTTCAGAAGTTGGTGCCAACGACATTTCAGCATCATTTGCTATTGCACTAGGATAAAAATAAAATGCCAACCCTATTTAGACACGCAGTCACAACATCAGTAGGTATTACACCGGTAGATGTGTTACAGATTCAAGAAGGAGTTAGAGCCACTGTGATTGGTTGTAATATTGCCAACGTCACTGACTATGACACTGTGGTTGTCAACATGTATGTAGTTGACGAAAACTCTACGCAAGCTACCTATGTGAGAGGTATTATCATAGCGCCTAACACTACGGCCAAAATTATCACACAAGGTGAAAAATTAATTTTACCTGCAACATCGGGAATTCGGATTGAAACAGATACCGAGGACAGCGTGGATGTTGTGATCAGCTATGTTGAAATATCATAAGGATATATTATGCCAAGCCCATATTATTTAGGTCAAAGCCCAGATGAAGCACTAGGAGATTCACCAAGGTATTGGTATGCCCTGCGCAGGAATCAAGACGGAGAACTGTTTCTTTTAAGAAGTGATCAACTCAAGGACAAAGACAGCATCGAATTAAATCTTCCCGGCGCACCAGATGAAAACTTTGAAGATTTTGAACCAGGGATTGACTATTTTGACGGCATCACACAAGATCACGAAGTGGAATATGATAATTTGGTGTGGACTCAATATCGCTGGGACAACAGAAACATGTTGTACTACATCGACAATCAGGGAAGACTAACACAAAGAATAAATCAGGGATACACCTATCCTACCGGACATTCAAGTTAAAACGGAATAAATTATGGCAGAATTTAGAATCAGTAGAATTAGATATACATGGAGAAACTCGTGGAGTACAACCACGGTGTACAATCGTGATGATGTGATAAGATACGGCGGATCTACATGGATCTGCCAACGTCAACACACCGCTGCAACATTTTCCGCTGATCAAATATATCTAGCCAACGAAAACGACACAGCGCCAACACCTGCCTGGCTGAAAATGACCGACGGCTACGCATGGAGAGCTGCTTGGGCTATCACTACTTTATATAATCCAGGCGATCTTGCTTTATATGGCGGAGTGATATATCTATGCGTTGCTAGCCATACTTCAGCAGCCACATTTGATGCCGGCTTAGCAAATTGGGCCGTGTATCTTTCTGCAGACAATTGGCGATCAGCATGGGCTCCTGCCACACGCTACGGCATCGGAGATATAGCAAGATACAACGGAGTGGTCTATCGTTGCATAGTAGGACATACATCGTCAACTACAGCGTTAGGATTAGAGATAGGTAACAATGATACTCAAGATGACAGCACAGGCGAGTTATGGCAGGTCTATTACGAAGGTATAGCCTATGCTGGCGCATGGACCGCAGCTACAAGATATCGTGCTAACGATTTAGTTAAGTACGGTGGAAGCGTATTACGTTGCACTATAGGACATGTTGCAACATCATATATAACAAATGCTAACTTTGTCACAGAATTTTCTGGACAGAATTTTTACAACTCGTGGACCATCACAGTTTACTACGCTGTCGGAGACATAGTTAGACATGGTGGATATCTCTATGTAGCTGCCGCTAACAATTACGCCAGTATAAGCCCAGTAGAAGACACTGCAAACTGGACACTATTATCCAAGGCAGTGAATTTTGTAGGTACATGGAATTCAGATGTTGATTATAAAATTGGCGATGTTGTGCGACGAGGAGGAAATCTCTATGTAGCCACAGCAGATACCACCAACGATGGCAGTTCATTGGATTATTTAGATGCAGGAAATTGGGAAGTAGTTACCACGTCTCAATCTTGGCGCGGCTCATGGACTCTAGACAACATCTATAGTGTCAACGATATAGTGGTATATTTTGGTAACACATATGCCTGTAATTTTGAACACACCGCTGCTGATCAAAATCTTCCAGGGGACAACGGATCGGGTTTCTTCTATTGGGATCTAATTCTACAGGCTGGCCAACTGTCTGGCATGAGTCAACGAGGAGATCTGCTGACCTTTGATCTTTCAAGGACATTGCAAGGAGACGGTAGCTCATTTGGCCCTACATCTGTACCTATTGGAGAGTCTGACCAAGTAGTCATAGTCAACGACCAAAACGGAGTTGACTATGCACACTGGGGCGATCTTGCTAGAGTGAGATATGTGAGTGTAAATGGTGTTGATGATGACACAGATCCAGAAAGTGGTACAAGTCAGTTCCTTCCTTGGAGAACCATACGCTACGCCTGCGAACACGCGGATGACGGGTTTGCCGGTAACACCACTATTAAAGTTGCAGTGGGAGAATATGTAGAGATTACCCCTATCATAGTACCACGCAACACTGTGGTCCTAGGCGCAGAATTGAGATCCACAACTATCAAACCGTCTCCATCGATAGTATCTACAACAGATCGTCTCTATACCATTGCAGTATTGAATAGACTCTCAGGAGTAATACAGGCGATTGTAGCAGGAACAGCAATTAGTCCTGCAAAATCTGCAGGTAATATATTAGATCCTGTAATCGTAACTGAGTCAGTATCTGTGCCATTTAATCCTGTGCAGTATGATGCCCTCGGCAATCAAATTTATGACGAAGTGATACAACCTCGAGCTACCAGCAGTGTTGCTGCAATAGCTATTCAGGCTAAAATTGCCAACATGATATCCTATATTAATTTTTATATTAATTCAACAGGTTTACCACCAACATTAGTGGGCACAAACACTGCGGTAACAACTGAAACATATGCCAACACTGTTTTACAACTAGAAGCCAACAAAGAATTCTTGGCTGCAGAAGCCGTGGCGTATATGCAGGCAACATACCCCGCATACGTATTCGACATAGAGTTATATAAAACAAATGTGCGTAGATATATAGACGCCTGGAAATATGACATAATCTATACCGGTAATTATAAATCGTTGTTTGAAGCAAGATACTACAGAAACAGTGTGCTAGGTTGTACCGACACAGAAGACATGTTCTATGTGAGAAATGCCACAGGCATCAGAAACTGCACATTGAAAGGTCTTGAGTCAACACTGAGTCCTCCGGTGGCATTTGAATTATATCAACTTCCATTAGGGGGCGCATATGTGTCACTAGATCCAGGATGGGGTACTGCAGACACACGCACATGGATCGATACCCGCTCTCCATATATTCAAGGTGTGACCACCATAGGCACAGGCTGCGTTGGACAAAAAATCAACGGCGCTTTGCATGGTGGTGGCAATAGATCTATAGTGTCTAATGACTTTACCCAAGTACTCAGCGATGGCATCGGTGCATGGGTGTTGAACAATGCCCGAGCTGAATTGGTATCTGTGTTCTCATACTATGCACACATCGGATACTTGGCACAAGATGGTGGAGTAATCCGAGCCACCAACGGTAACAGCTCATACGGTAGCTACGGAGCAATTGCAGACGGCATCGACGCCACTGAAGTACCGCAAGTTGCAAGAAACTATACCAGAGCACAGCAGGCCATAGTGGCAGCAGCGTTTGCCGGAGACTTTGTTGACGAAATACAGATTTTAGAGTGGACCAATGCAGGACAAGACTATTCCAGTGCGACAGCTGAATTTACTGGAGCAGGTGTCAATGCCAGCGTGGTATTTGAAGATTTTCGAGATGATGCTGTGTTTGAAGCTAGGATCCTAGATGCCAATGCAGGCACTGCAACCATTGCGCAGTCCATAGGAGGGGGTGGGTACATCCTGGTACAGAACAACGCCCAGACCGGCACGGCTACTACTATTACCATAGCTACCAATGATGCAAATTCTATAACACAATATCTTGGCATGCGTATAATTCTTACCAGCGGAGCAGGTACAGGACAGTATGGCTATATCACTGCCTACGACAATATATCTAAAGTGGTAACAGTATACAGAGAATCAGATGATCAGCCAGGATGGGATCACGTGGTTCCGGGCAAATCCCTCACAGTACCTTTGCTGACCAATACTACATACAGAATAGAACCCAGAGTGATATTTTCAGCTCCTACATATGCAGCACAAGAGATCGTTGTACCAACTAGTACTCTCTGGAAAGACATAATCTACGGTGATACCACCGAATCCTATACTGGCATAGCAGTTAACGAGCCCGGCACAGGTACAACTGTAGATGTTGCAGCAGCCTTGGCCACATTTGATGTGGTAAAGCAGGGCAGGGATTATACTCTAACTATCAACAACGGTGGTGCGGGATATCAAGCTGGGCAGCTACTAACCATTGATGGTAATCTCCTAGGCGGCGCAACTCCACTTAATGATTTAATTATTCTAGTCAATGATGTCAGCGACGACAGCACCAACTCGATATTAGCTGCACAACAAAAAACCTACGGCACAGGAGAAGACAACGAAGCTGCCAGCGGAAGATTTGTAGCAGTTGCTTCAGGCGGATCAGCTGCACTTTACAGTGAAGACGGCATTGAATGGAATCAGTTTAATATGCCGACCGCAGGCGATTGGAAGAGTCTAGCAGCGGGTAGAGTTCAGTACCCTACCGTGGGCAATCATCTGTTTGTAGCCATACGTCTAGACAGTGATGTTGCGGCTAGCTCAATCGACGGTATAACCTGGACAACCCGAGCCATGCCGGCATCACGACTATGGAATTCAGTTATATATGGCGGCGGGTTATTCATCGCAGTGGCCACTGATTCAAATTCAGCAGCATATAGTTTGAATGGAACTAGTTGGTCGGCAGTGACTCTGCCATCAGGTGATTCCACTATCAACGAATGGACAGATATAGCCTACGGAAAGAATACGTATGTGGTGTTAGGCAACAATGGAAACACTGTGGCCAAGGGCACATACAATTCCACACTGAACACATGGTCGTGGAATGTATTCATCATGGACGTGATCGCAGATTCCAGTGCCAAAGCATGGGTCAGCATTGCCTACGGTAACGACAGATTTGTTGCTATAACTAACACGGGCGATGTTGCTTATAGTTTCGACGGCGCAGACTGGTTGCCAGCCACCATGCCATCACAAGACGGCAGCTCAGCCCATAACTGGAAGAAGATTCGCTATGCACAAGGAGTATTCTTTGCCATAGGTGACACAGGCGGACGTGATGTATTCGCAGATCCAGTAGAAGTGCCTACTAATTATGCAGCTCAGTCTGCAGATGGCGTGGTATGGACATCAAGAACCCTGGCTTCGTCCGCAGAATGGGTCAGCGTGGCATTTGGTAATCCACATGTGGATGCCAGAGATTCCACAGCAGGCAAAAGCACACCAATGTGGATAGCTATTGACAACACAGATAAGTTCAATAAAATACAGACAGGTGCACGAGCATTGGGACGAGTCACACTAAGTTCTGGAATCATACGCTCAGTGAAACTGTGGGATCCAGGCTCAGGATACACAGAAGGACCTTCATGTACGTTTATTGATCCCAACAATGGAACCAACGCAGTCATCGAATCTCGAACAGCTGATGGTGTTATAGGCAGTACCAGTTGGATCAATCGCGGTCTAGGATACCGTACTGCCAGTACCACAGTCACAGTCACAGGCAACGGATTTGCAGATGTCATTCCTTTTGGCAAACTTATTGTGATAAATGATTTGACGACGTATCCAACCCTTGGTGCTAATTTAGTAATCACAGGGTTGACCGGATCATACACATTAGTGGCCCTTGAAGAGATAGGCCTCACTGATAGAGGGCTAGCTGCCAGAATACGTGTTACGCCAGAAATCAAAGTTCGCGATAATCTACAACATCTCACAGCAGTCACAATTAGATCACAGTTTAGCCAATGCAGAATTACAGGACACGATTTTCTAGACATAGGCACAGGCAATTTTGAAGAAACCAATTATCCATTGCTGTATTCGGGATTCTATGAACCTGCTCCAGAAAACGAAGTAGTAGAGTTGGATCGAGGTAGGGTGTTTTATACTTCAACCGACCAAAGCGGCAACTTTAGAACTGGCGAGTTATTTGCTGTTGAGCAGAGCACCGGGGTGGTAACTATTAGTTCTGATTTCTTTGATCTAGCAGGCTTGACAGAATTGAGATTGGGCGGAATTAGAGTAGGTGGAACTGGTGCGGTGGTCCGAGAGTTTTCCACAGACCCGTTGTTCACAGCAGATTCCAACAACATAGTACCAACTCAACGTGCTATTGCAGCATACCTTGCTGGAAGACTCAGCGTTGGCGGATCGGAAATTGCAGTGGGCAGTTTTATTGCTGGTACTATCCTAGTAGGTCCTGATAGAATCAACAGCACTGCGGGGTTGCGTATTATAGTGCCGGTATTAGCAGAATTTAATGGTGCACTATCTGGAATAACTGGTATAATGCTAGCACAAACAATGTTTTACAGGTCTTTCGATTGAACCACATAACAAACTAAATATAGAATACGGAGTAGAAAATGGCAGAATTTAAATTAGGTAGAATTCGATTTGTATGGAAGAATACATGGACCGCGGCAACAACATATTATATTGATGATGTTGTTAGATACGGTGCTCGTACATATATTTGTGCGATAGGGCATACTTCTGGTGCAGATTTCAACACAGATTTAGAATACAGTCCAACCAAATGGAATCAGATGAGCGACGGCCAATCGTGGACCGGCGACTGGAATGTCAGCACTTTCTACAAACTCAACGACGTGGTCAAGTACGGCGGCCTCTTATACATTTGCAACGACAGCCACACTTCTGCTGCTACCACAGCGTCGGGTCTAGAAGCAGACCAAGCCAAATGGACTGTGTATGCAGAAGGATTCGATTGGAAAACCAGTTGGACAGTGTCTACCCGTTACAAGGTAAATGATCTAGTCAAGTACGGTGGTTACACCTATGTGTGTAACCTTTACCACACTTCAGCTGCTACCGCAGCATCAGGACTAGAAGCAGATCAAGCCAAATGGGATACATTTAATCCTGGCGTAGAATACCAAGGCACATGGACCACTGCTGTTAGATACAAACTCAATGATGTAGTCAAATACGGCGCTGGCCTGTGGATCTGTGCTATTCAGCATACCGCAGATGCTGCATTCTTAACCGACAGCACAGCAGGTCGTTGGACTCAGTTCAATGAAGGCACTGAATTTGAAAACACCTGGAGCAATTCAACTCTGTATCAACCAGGCGACATCGTTGTTTACGGTGGTAATCAATACATAGCTAAAACTGTGCATACTGCTGCATCTGCAGCAGCGACTCCTGTAATCACAACAACAGATTGGGACCTGTACACAGAAGGATTTAAATTTCAATCTGCATGGGCCAACACTACATCATACAAGATAGGCGAAGTGGTATCTATAGGCGGCTACACATATTTGGCAGCACAAGATGCTCCTTCAACTACCGTTACTGTCACAGAGGTAACCGCAGCCACTGATACATTTACCATAGCCTCAACCACAGGCATAGTAGTAGGCATGGCAGTGAGATTTACTGGCACAACATTTGGTAATGTGTTTACCACTGCCAGATACTATGTGAAAACTGTGGCAGCAGGTAACATCACAGTCAGCACCACTCCAGGCGGCACAACCTTCAATATCACTGCAGATGCCGCAGGCACAATGACTGCTACTGTATCGGCAGAACCACCAAACACCACATACTGGTCAAGACTCAATGCTGGTATCAGCTGGCAAGGTCTATGGTCAGATGACAGAGATTATCTGCTAGGTGACGCTGTGAGATTTGGCGCAAACGCCTATATCTGTTTGTTATCTCACAGATCAGAAGGCGACGACGGATCCACAGTAGGTGCAGCAGGCGGCGGACAGGTTTACAGTAGACCTGATCAAGACAGCACCGGCACATACTGGAGTCTACTAAGTGTGGGTTCTGAAACTGATATTCTTTCCGTAAGAGGCGATTTGGTCTACTATGGCGGTGCAGGTCCTACAAGACTGCCAATTGGCAGAGAAGGACAGGTCTTGGTTTCCACAGGTATTGATCCAGAATGGGTCACCTTAGGCGAAACAGACCACACATATTTTGTAGCAACCACAGGTACAGATCTACCTTCACCCGTGCATGGAAGAACTTGGGACAAACCATTCAAGACCATTCGCTATGCCTGTGAACAGGTAGAACGTGGTCCTAGAAATCCCGATGCACGATATCTGCTGGAATTGAATCGTGTGTTTGTCCAACGCGAAGTCACAGAATTTATACAGAATCAAATCACCAACAACATTGCACCATTTATTGGATTTGTCTACGATGATTTTAAATGTGAGCGAGATGTAGGATTTACACTAGATGCAGTGATCTATGATTTATGCCATGGTGGTAATATTAAATCACGTGGAGTGGCCAATTCATTGATTGGCGGACTCAGCCCAGGTGAGACAGAAGCATATCCAGGGTTGACTACCGAAGGAACCAAATCCGTAGCTGCCTACAACTACATGCTCACAGTTGTCGGCAATGTTTTGGCACAGACAGCTCCAACAATAAATTATCAGACACTGAACGGCGACAATTCCACTGCCACAGTGGCTCAATATTTCAACAGCGGCCTCACAGCAGAAGCTACTGCATTGACCACAGTAACAGCAAGTGTTACACTTATCACAAATGCTATCACTGCTAGAGTAGCAGCGGTTACAGCACCTCAGATAGCTGCTGCTATAGCCAGTGTACCAGCAAGATACAGTCCTAGCAATCTTATAAGAATTGCCACAGGTCAATATCGTGAAACACTGCCTATTATTGTACCAGAACAGACCTGTGTGATCGGTGATGAACTACGTTCGACCAACGCAGGACCTGCAGGCAGTCAGACTAATAGATCTGATGCAGGCTACAGCGTAGGTGCATTGACTAGATTGCAAACAGTGGTTGATCAGATCGTACGAGGAACCAACGTCACAGAAAGCTCAGGTAATACCACAGTTCAAAGTGCAGTATTCCCATATGCCAGCACTGACGAAGCAGCTGATGCTGCACAGTTGGTCAGAGTCATGCAGCATCAAATTGATTTCAAGATCAGCTCTACGTTCATGGAGAGTTCTGCGAACCCCACAGGATATAATACTGCATTCTTAACAGGGTTTGGCGATGCAAGAACACTGCTGCGTGAAAACAAAGAATTTATCAAAGAAGAAATTACTGCGTATTTGACAGTGAATTTCCCCGCAGTGAAATATTCTAGAACCAAATGCAAACGTGATGTGGCATTTATTGTTGATGCCATGGGCTATGACTTGACCTATGGCGGAACTTGGGCCACGTTAGTAGCTGGCACAGCCTACTTTGACGGCGATAACAGTACAACATTACAGATTGACAGCACAGAAATTGCTGCCACTGTTGCTGCCTACGGCAGACTAAAAATCATTGTGCAGGAGATTATCGCTAATACCTCAGTCACAAAGTCCACAGGCAACGCTGCCACTCAATGGACTGACAGTACTAATTTAACAGGCGGAGCCGCTGCCAATGTCACAGTGGGAGCATTGGTAGACATCATTACCAATATCATACAAGGTGATTCCACTGAGGCTACAACACCTCAGATCAATGTGACCACCATTGCAGGTACAAATACATTCACATCTACTGCACACGGTTTGGCAGTAGGAGATGCGGTAATTCCAAGAATCACCGCCAACGGACTAGTCAACGGGGTCAAATATTGGGTGTCGGCAGTCGCTAGTGCCAACACATTTAGTTTGGCAGCTACCTACGGTGCTGGAACACTTACAACGTTTACCAACGGCAGCGGTCTTGCCATTGATCTTGAAACTATTGATTACCCAACTGCAACTAACGCTGTTACATCAACCACTGCATTGATCACAGCAGCTAACACATTAGATGCTGCACAAGAAACCATTGTTCAAAATGTTGTAGATGACCTAAATGCAGTAGCATGGCACACTGACTTTGTGGTAGATGAAACATCATTGACTTCAACAAATTTTAGAATATACGTTGGAAAAACCAATCTAGTACATACATATGTCAGCGGTGGAACAGTAACTAAGTCTGATAGTTCAACCTTGGCAATTAGCAACTTTGTCTACAACGAATCTACAGGGTATGCGATAGTAACCACTGCAACACACGGTCTAGCAGCAGGTGATATTGTTAACATAACAAGTATCACTGTATCTTGCTTATCGTCGGGCGGTACTGCCTTTAATGCAATATTCCCGAGTGCCTACAAAACTGATGGGGTTACAGCTAAGATTCTATATCTCCAAACCAAGTGTATTAGAGATACTCGATTGATATTAGAAGCTGTGATGTTTGACTTCATGTTTAACAGCAACTTTAAAACTAGAGAAGCAGCATACTCATACCTAAGAGCATCAGCATCAGAAGTATTTGTCGGTAACCAAAAAACTATCACTAGAGATGCATTAACTAATGCCAAGACAGAAGCCATAGCCAATGTAGGCGGCAATGCTACTGCACAGGCTCGTATTGAAACACTAATGACCTTGGTAGATGATATCCTCTACGGCGCTACCAATGAAGGCAGTCGTTGCGCCACAGGTAATAGAATGGTTGATTATGCTGTGCTGCAATTAGAGCGCAACAGAGATTATATAGTTGCGGAAATTGATGCTTACATCGATTCCACATATACTACCACAGTTACCGTTGCCACAGCAGCCACTGACTTGTTCACCTGCTCATCTACTTCTTGGATGACAAGAAACGCAGCTATAAGATTCACAGGTACTATTGGCGGAGTGAGTACAACTACCACTTACTATGTACAGAATGTGGTGAGTGCAACTACTTTTAAGATTGCCACCACAAGAGATTCAAACACAGCGTTTGATATTGCCACCGACGGCAGTGGTTCGATGACCGTGGCTTTGTATTACAGCAGCACAGCCTGCCTCAGAGATGTCAACACCTATATCGATGCACTCAAGTACGATTTGAAATATCCAGGTAATTACAAATCTAGATATGCAGCTAGATATTATGCCAACAGTGTCACAGGTAGCCTAGAAGAGGACATGTACTATCTACGTGATAGCACCGGAGTTAGAGATCAAACTCTACAGGGACTAACTGGTGATTTGTTGGCACCTAATGAATTTGGCACATCAAGAGTGAGTGCAGGAGCATACGCAAGTCTTGATCCAGGTTGGGGCCCAGAAGATTATCGCACATGGATCATCACACGTTCACCATATGTACAGGGTGTGACCACATTGGGCACAGCTTGCATTGGTCAAAAAATTGATGGTGCATTACATAATGGTGGCAACGATTCCATAGTTAGCAATGACTTCACCCAGGTGCTCAGCGACGGTATCGGCGCATGGATTACCAATAATGGTCGTGCAGAACTTGTTTCTGTGTTTGCTTACTACAATCACATAGCATATCTAGCAGAAAACGGCGGCAGAATCAGAGCTACCAACGGCAACAATTCCTATGGTGATTTTGGTTCTGTGGCAGAAGGATTTGACGCAACGGAAACACCAGACACCGGCATAGTAGACAACAGACTACAGTTTGAAGCAGTAATTGATCGTGTTATCACTGATGGATCTGCACTGCTACAAATAGAATTCCAAAATGCAGGTATAGACTACACAGAAGTTAATTATACGCTCACAGGTGGTGGCAGCGGACAAGTTGTTGAAACTGACGAGTTCCGTGACGATGCTGTATTTGAAATTCGCATGTTGGATCTTATAGATGACAGTACCAATGCTCCAGAGGCCGACGGCAATCTCGGAGGCTTTGGTTATATCACCAACTCCAACACTGCACAGGGTGGTACATCAACGTCTGTTACCATTGCTGCCACAGACGGAGAATCCAGCACTGCTTACATAGGTATGAAAATTGTGATCACAGGTGGTGCAGGCGTTGGCCAGTTTGGTATCATCAACACATATAATTCAGGTACTAAAGTGGCCGGATTGATCAAAGAATCAGACGGCACAGCAGGATTTGATCATTTAATAGCAGGCACAACAATTGCATCACCCGATGCGTCTACCACATATATCATTGAACCAAGAGTCACATTTACTGCACCTGGCTATACTTCTACAGCGGCCACACTGCCAACTTCAGGAGACTGGACCGCAGTGAAATACGGTGAAACCGCCGCAGTGTATACCACACTAACAGGTACTTACACAGGTTCCGGCTTAGGTGCTACTTTCACAGTGATACGCAATGGATGGAAATACACACCATCTGTGCAGGCTGCAGGCACAGGTTATACTAGATTGCAAACCATAACAATTTTAGGTACCAGCCTAGGCGGCACCACAACTACTAATGATCTAGTGATCACAATCACAGCAGTGAATTCAACCACAGGCGCTATCATAGACTTTGATCATTCAGGCTACGGCATAGGTGGTAGATATGTGGCAATAAGAGGAAGTAGCACAGTAGGTGCAACCTCAGAAGACGGAGTATCATGGACCACAAGAACCAGCTTGATGCCTAGTGTGGAAACCTGGTCAGCTATGGCTGCAGGCCTGTTTGACGACAATTCTTCTTTAAGTAAAGTCAGCAGATTCGTAGCAGTAGCAGGAGTTGCCGCTAACACCAAAGGCGCATACAGTGACGACGGTATTACTTGGTCAGCAACTAGCATGGTAACGTCTGCTGCATGGGTTGATGTGGCATTTGGTGCACAAAAATTCGTGGCAGTCAGCAGTGATGTAACCACAGTACGAATCAGTAACGACGGCGAAAACTGGGATCAAACTGGAACGTTGACCACAACTGGATTCACAGCAATTGCCTACGGTAAAAACAGATTTGTAGCCATAAAGAGAGGTAGCTCAGTGGCCAATTATGCTACTTCAACCACAGTCACAGGCACTTGGACTGCAGGTGCATTGCCTAGTTCATCAAACTGGGAAAGCATTGCCTACGGTAACAACAGATTTGTTGCTATTTCAAATACCAACGGCGCAATTGCAGCTTATAGTCTAGACGGTATAACTTGGACAGCCAGCACACTACCGGCCACAGCAGATTGGTACAAAGTCACTTACGGCCAAGGAGTATTCCTTGCTGTGAGCGAATCCACAGCAGCAGCAACATCACCAGATGGCATTACTTGGACTACAAGAACCACATCTACAGCAGCCAGCGGTTTCAACTCAATCACTTTTGGTAATAGAGACAGATACGGCTTGTTTGTGGGAGTTGGGGCCAGCACTGGTACTGTAGCCACATATATCAGAACAGGAGCCACAACTAGAGGTCGAGCCAAAGTGGCTGCTGAAAAACTGTTCCAGGTCAATATCACAGAACCTGGATCAGGCTATACCACTGTGCCTACAATCACATTCACTGATCCCAACAACACATTTGAATCTCCTGTAACAGTGAGGAAGAACAGTGGCGTATTAGCTAATCCTAGCTTTGTGAACAGAGGCACACAGTTTGTCACAGGCAGCGGTGAAGTAAACACCGGTGATGGTTATTCAGATCTGTTTCAATCTGGCACGTTTGTGGCCAGCCGCAGACTCAATCAACGACCTACACCAGGTTCCAATGTGGTATTCAGTCATTTACCTGACAGAGTGTTTAAGTTAGTGAATGTGGTGACTTTCCTCGGAGACAATGAAGGATCTCACACAGCGTTTCTACAGCTGAGTCCTACTCTAACTATATCAGAAGCGCCACCCGACGGTGCAGCCATCACTATGCGACTGAAATACAGCCAAGTTCGACTCACTGGACACGACTTCTTAGACATAGGTACAGGCAGTTTTATTGATACCAATTATCCAGGATTGCCACTGCAACCGGCAATTCCTGCAAATGAAGCTGTGGAATCAGGCGGTGGGCGAGTGTTCTTTACAAGCACGGATCAAGACGGTAACTTCCGAGTTGGCGATTTGTTTGCCATTGAACAAAGCACTGGTGTTGCTACCTTGAATGCAGATGCGTTTAATATTTCAGGTCTGCAAGAACTTAACCTAGGCAACGTAACACTGGGTGGAGGATCAGCTACTATCACGGAATTTTCAACAGATCCGTTCTTTACCGCTGATTCAGATAATATTGTGCCCACACAACGAGCAATCAAAGCATATATCGCAGGCCAAATTGGTGGCGGTGGTGCTAGCTTGAACGTGAACTCCGTGACAGCAGGTAGTATTTTTATCAGCTCAAACGTGATAACTACTGTGACAACAGGACCAATCAAGATGAATGCAGTCTTTGAGTTCAGAGGCGGGGTTATTGGATTACCGATAGCGTTCAATTACTTTTTAACATAAATATATACATGGAGAATACATTATGGCAACAGGAAGACTAGGAGTAGCAAATCTATCAGCGGCGACCAATACCACGGTATACGATGTACCAGACAGTACATTTGCAGTGGTAACACTCAGCATATGCAATCGCAGCGCATCAGCAGTCACTATTCAAGTGGCAATTTGCACTGCGGCAACGGCAGCAACCCCGGACGTTTCGGAGTACATTGAATTTGATACTTCATTATCGGCCAAGGGTGTGTTGGAGCGCACAGGTATTGTTATGGATGCAGATAAAAGATTAGTGGTCCGCTCAAGCGCTGTAAGCGTGAATGCTGTGGTCTACGGTATTGAAACTGCAACAGCTTAATAAAAGGATAAGACTATGTCAAGAAAAATCACAGGCGGCCTTGTAGGTAGTTCATCGCTGGTAGGAGCTATCCAAATTTCGCCCGACTCGGCATTGTCCACCGCGGCGAATCAAGATATTACGTTTAGTCCGGGCGGAACCGGTCGGATGGTTTCTACTGCAAGCTTTCAATTAAATACGCAGAAAGCTTTGAGATTCGGCGACTTAGACAGCTCGAACTATGTTGCGTTTGCTGCACCTGCAACGATAGCGGCTGATTTAACCTGGACACTGCCTGCTGCCGACGGCTCAACGGGCCAAGTACTCACAACCAATTCATCAGGGATCCTGAGTTGGACATCAAAATCTGTTACAGTTACTGATCAAACATCATCAGCAAGCACCCATTATCCTTTATTCGCCCTTGCCACTGGCACAGTGTCTGACTTAAATGTGTCAACTACCAAAATGACATTTCAGCCAAGCGTTGGCAAGTTGAATTTGTTAGGCGCTCAGACCAGCAACAGCAACACCTCTGGAACACTGGTAGTAACTGGCGGAGTTGGCGTAAGTGGTGCATTGTATGTAGGCGGAGAAGTTGTTGCATATGCAGCTTCGGATATTAAACTAAAAGAAAATCTTTCAAAGATTGAAAATAGCCTAGAAAAATTGTTAAAAATATCAGGCTATCAGTATCACTGGAATAAAATTGCGCAAGAAATGTATCCAGAACGCACCATGCTGGACGTGGGAGTTATTGCTCAAGAAGTAAAAGAAATAGTACCATCAGCTGTGGTTGAAAGAGAAGACGGATATCTTGCTGTAAAGTATGAAAAACTGATTCCCTTGCTGATAGAAGCGGTCAAGGCGCTAAAAGCAGAAATTGAAGATATGAAAAGAGAGAATTAAAAATGCCAGTACAGTTATCAAATTGCGGTATAATTTTTTCCAATGGTCAGCACAAGTGCAGGATTGAAGAACAAAGAGAAATTTATGTCTGGAATCTCAACAATTGGTCACCACAGAATGGCGGCCAGTGTTGTGCGTGGACAGTACCCACAGGGACTACTTCAATCAAGTTTGAAATACTGTCAGGTGGCGGCCCAGGTGGCTCGTCAGGTGGTGACTATGATCACGGCATCGGTGGCCAAGGCGGCAATTATGGTGTAAGATCACTGCAAAAATCAGTGAATGGATTTGTAGATGGCGCAACATATACTGTATGCGCTGCTGGCTCATCGGATTGTAGCTGCTGCTGTTCATGTAACCAAAATTGTCGTCATGGATGCACCAGCTTTGTTAATGGCACTGGTCTCAGCAATTTCTGTGCCATCGGCGGCATGGGTGGCTTTACTATGTGGGATATGACCTCCAGCTGCTATAACTGCCACATTGGTAATGTTCAGTGTAACGTGGGTAACTTCAATGCCGGTTGGGGCAATAATGCTTGTGACTCGCCAGTATACGGGTCTGATATGTGTTTTAGAGGAACAGCTGGATCATACAATTCTTCATATGACTGTTGTGCAGATAACTTTTCTGTTGCAGGAGCACCTTCTGGACCAATTAGTACACAGCACGGAGTTGGCGGCAAACATCGCTGCGTGGGTAACTTGGCCTGCTGTTCAGCACACGCAACTTTCCCAGGTGGCGGCGGCGCAGGCCACGCAATTGACTCATCAAGTGCCTGCTGGGGCAGTTTTGGCTCAGGTGGCCTCGTTAGAATAACATATAGTTAAGGAGAAATAAATGCCAACGTGTTTATCGAGTACAGGAATAATTTACGGCAACAGCCAACATCAATGTAAAATTGCAGAAATTAATGAAATTTATGTCTGGAATGTCAACAATTGGAGCCCACAGAATGGCGGTCGTTGTTGTGCATTTGTAGTACCCAATGGTACTACATCTATAAAGTTTGAAATACTGTCAGGTGGCGGCCCAGGTGGCTCATCAGGTGGTGACCATGATCACGGAGTTGGTGGCCAAGGCGGCAATTATGGCGTAAGAACACTGCAAAAATCAGTGAATGGATTTGCAGATGGCGCAACATACACTGTGTGTGCCGCTGGATCATCGGACTGTAGCTGCTGCTGTTCATGTAACCAAAATTGTCGTCATGGATGCACCAGTTATGTCAACGGCACTGGTCTCAGCAACTTCTGTGCCATCGGCGGCATGGGTGGGTCGACTTCATGGGACATGATCTCAAACTGTTACAACTGCCACATTGGAAATACTCAATGCGATCTAGGCAACTACAATGCTGGTTGGGTCAATCATGCTTGTAATAGCCCAGTATACGGGTCCGATATGTGTTTTAGAGGCACAACTGGATCATATAATCACCAATACAACTGTTGTGCCGATGCGTTCGCAGTAGCAGGTGGTCCAAGCGGCCCGTGGTCTGCACCTCACGGAATTGGCGGCAAACATCGCTGCGTGGGCAATTTGGCCTGCTGTTCAGCACACGCAGCTTTCCCAGGCGGTGGCGGCTCAGGCCACGCAATCGACTCATCGAGTGCCTGTTGGGGCAGTTTTGGTTCTGGTGGTCTTGTTAGAATAACATATAGTTAAGGAGAAATAAATGGCACACATAACCAAAATGCTGACATACAGCATACCAGATCACTTATTTTCGTTGGAAAATACGTTGGGTAAAACCAGTACACAGTTATACGAAGGCCCGGACGAAATAGTCATGTGGCTCGATAAAGAAACTGGCTATTTGACGCAGGCGTTTGCACCAGAAGACGAGCCAGATCGTCCCCTACCATTGGATCTCAAAAGAGAAATATTAAAAGCAGATACCGACATAAACTGCTGCAAAATTGGATTGATCTACGGCGGATTAGAAGCACCAAAGATTTACGAAGTTTCTGTTGGTCCAGTTGATCAACCAAATGCCACAGTTGTAGATCCTTCTGATATTAGAATTGTTTATGATAAACAATCTGTAACTGACGATTACACAGCACCGCTTAAATTCTTTGAGAACAAAAGAGAGTTTAGTGATGAGCGGCTTAGAAAGATGAGAGATACAAGGCTAGCTGCGAGTGATGGCAAAATTGCTCCAGACATGCCAGAAGCTCTGAAACAACAATGGCTGGATTATAGACAAAAACTTAGAGACCTTCCTGCAGATTGGGCAGATGTACCTAACTATCTTGTGAGATTTCCTCGGAGTCCTGAAGACGGTCCTAACATGGAGTTTGAACATGAGCACGTTCAGGTTATTAGAATCGCAGACAGAGATGCCTCCGATGCTGATGCTTTACAAAATCTACCCCCAGGCGTTAATTAATTTCGAGTAGTATTGTGCTGGCAACAGCACAATACTCAACGCTCGCTCACATTATTCTTAGAGGCCTAGCCCTCAAAATAAATATCGTACTAGATAGCAAAGGTTACGATATCAATGAAAAAAGCATTTTTTATAAATGGCGGCGCAGGTCGAGTACTATGTGCCATTCCCGCACTAGAGCACTATGTCAAGCACACTGATCCAACAGCAGTCATTGTTGTTGAAGGTTGGATAGATCTATATTTAACCAGCAAAATATTAGCAAATAATGTGCATCATGCTACCAACCCAGATCTTTTTGAAAAATTAAAAGATAGAGAAATCATAACTCCCGAACCGTATAAACTAAACGCATACTTTACTCAAAGATGCAATCTTGTGCAGGCGTTTGACATGTTGATCAACTACGATGTTCCGCCCGAAATCATCCCAGAAACCAAAGAATACAATATCTTTATTGGCAAAAAGGATATTGCACAAGCCAACGAACTGGTCAACGAAGCTAGAAATCATTTTAAAAAGCAACAAGTAGTAATCTTCCAACCATTTGGAAAAACAGCTGGATTACAGGGCAATACTATCATTGACGAAAGTGGTAGATCATTTGAAGTCGATGATATTGTAAAAATACTTGAAGAACTGAATAAAGATTATGCTGTTATAATGATGAGCGAGTTAAAAATTCCTGGAAACAGAGCACTAGGAGTAATGGTACCAGAGAGTGTTAGTTTATTACAATGGACTGCAATTATTAATGCTGCTGATTATTTCTTGGGCTGCGACTCAGTGGGACAGCATGTTGCACATGCTCTAAAGAAACCAGGCACAGTGGTTATAGGCGGTACATTCCCTGAAAATATTTCGTATCCTGGCAGCAGCACACTTACTATAATTGATAACGGCAAAGACGAAAGACGGTATTCTCCAATAAGAGTTGCGGTAGACATTAGGATTGATAGACACAATGAAAATCTAATGGTGCTTAGTGACGAAACTATCAAGACAATCGTCAAAAAAATTAAAACTACATTAGGTAAAACTGCCAAGGCATATGTTGAACCTAAACAAGCTGCTGGGTGTTCTGCACCCAGCTGTGCTTGAAATAAATGTCACAAGGAAAAAATAATGCAAAAAACAGGATATATTGCAGGTATTGCTCGAGGGCATAATGCAGGAGTTTGTCTTTTAAAAGATGGAAAAATTGTATTTTCTATTGAAGAAGAAAGACTATCTCGCTACAAATATGACGGCGGCCCGCTTGCGAGTATGGTTAAAATTCTTGACTATACTGATAAGATTGATTATTTGGCAATATCACACACACAAGGTCATGACGAACCAATAAACGATTATGTAAGGCAAGATGTGTATTCTGCACTTGCTAGGAAGTTGAGATTAATCGACGATATTAATACCCAAGTATTTAAATATCACGATCAACACCATAGAAGTCACGCCGCGTTGGCATTTTATAGATCTGGGTTTGATAAAGCAAGTGCTATCATTGTAGATGGTGCAGGTACATTTATTGAACGCCCAGACGGTCAAACCATGTTTGAAGTTGAAAGTATATATGATTGTTCATACCCTGCAAACTTTGAGGAAGTGTACAAGCATTTTGGAGGCAACGGACCTTGGAGGACTGAACACTACAATAGTGATGGGAACGGTACAGAAGTTATAATTAATGATAAAACAGGTATTGTTAAAGCATATGAAGCAGTAACTAGATTTTGTGGATTCGACTCGATAGAAGCGGGTAAAACTATGGGTCTGTTTCCGTATGGAGAACCGAACAAAGCACCTAAGATTTATGGTAATTTTGGCGGTAATAAAGATCTATTTGCTAATACATATCCTAATGGCGCACTGGTCAATGAAGAAGGCTATGCTGAGCTAGATGACAGAATACACGATCCAAAAATTATTCATAGATCAGTAACTGACCCCAACGATCGACGACAAATGCAGCGGTACGAGCAACAAATGAGTGAAGCTGATGCAGAAGATCTAACACAATTGGCTTCTAGAAGAAACATGGCCTACAATGTCCAAACTGAATCTCAGCAACTAGTACTTGACTTGATTTTAAAATCAATTAAACGTACAGGTAATAAAAATATTGTTATCAGCGGAGGGTACGGGTTGAATTGTGTTGCTAATTATTTCTACTTACAGCACTTACCGGAAGGTGTAAAGATATATGTTGAGCCAGTATCAAACGATGCAGGTACAGCTATGGGTGCAGCATTTTATCATTACTATAAAACATCTCAAGATACAAAAGTAAGATCAAAAGATGAAAATTTATTTTTAGGTCCGATACAACATATCACTGAAGATGCAGTAATAGAAACTGCGGCCAAGTATGGTGGTAGTGTAACAATAAATGTTGATTACAAAGATGTTATTAAGACTATTAGATCTAAAAACATCGTAGCACTATTCCAAGAACGCTGCGAAAACGGTCCTAGAGCACTAGGCAACAGATCACTGATGTTTGATCCAACATTTGCCGACGGTAAAGATTTTGTTAATTTGATTAAAAAACGAGAATATTTTAGACCATTTGCTGCATCAGTATTACAAGATGATGTGCATGATTGGTTTGATCTGCGTGGCATGGAAGATTCTCCGTCTATGATGTATGCTGTAAATTGTCAGCCAGGTGTGAAAGAAAAGATTCCAGCAGTTATACACGTTGATGGTACCTGTAGAATTCAAACAGTGACTGAAGAACAAAACTTTCATTGGTATAATCTGATTAAAGAATTTAAAAATCAAACAGGTGTTCCTGCATTGTTTAATACCAGCTTTAACCTAGGCGGCGAGCCATTGGTTGAAACCATTGACGATGCCATGCGCACCCTTTATAACTCAGGAATTAATTACATTTATTTTCCAGCTGTTAAAATGATGGTAGAGATTGAACATAATGATAGAGCATGATTAAAAAAATAAATGAACAAGACATATTTGCAGTTAATCCTAATTTTGAAGTACATGTACATCAGTTAGGTGATACCAAATGTGTCATTGTTGATAACTTTTATCTTAGCCCTGACAAAGTTAGAGAATTAGCTCTTTCTATTCCTGCATCTAAGAGCATGATTAGAAATACATATCCCGGCCTGTCAATTAGTCTTGGGATTGATCTAACAAGTTTAGCCGATACTTTTGTTAAACTAATCAGTGAAAATTTCAATGACGGACCACGCAAGATCGATAAAGACATACGTGAAACATTCAAGTTTATAACATTCATGGTAAATGTAATGCAAGGACAAGACCAGCCAACTCCCCATAGAGATAGTGCAGATCCGGGTAGATTTGCAGCATCTGTATATTTAAACTACAATGACGAATCTCACGGCGGCACAGCGTTTTATTCTGAAACCGGACAAGAACTGGGATATGCAGAAATGGCTTTTAATAGATTGACATTATATAGACAAACTGATGTTCACACAGCAGTGATGCAACCTGATTGGTTTGTTGGCGATGCCTACAGAATCAATCAGATGATGTTTATTTAAAGATGGAGAAAACATGAATAATCAAACCGAAGGCCGAATTTACTCCTTGTTTCCTTCTCCCCTATACACATACAAAACAGAAGGTAAAGAATATACCGAAATACAGGCCGAGATGCAGACTGTGGTTGATAAACTGCATCTAGAAGATCGTTGGGGGCCAAATCCATATTGGAATTCCAGCACTCATTACCTATCTAATCAAGGCGATTTTAGCCAGTCTATTTTAAAAGACGAAACAATGAGAGTGATCACCTCGTGTATAATGCACCATTGTTTCAATTATATGAGAATGATGAATGTTAAACCGTGTTACAAAGCAGCCATCGAAACTTCATGGCTAACACTAACCAAACCAGGTCAGTATGCTCATGTTCACGATCACGGTACTAGCCACGTCAGTGGAGTATATTGGTTTAAAACAAATGGACAAGACGGTGATATCGTTTTTAGAAATGCTCTTAAATCATTAAAATGCAATCCAATTGGAAGTTCATATGCTCATGAAAACGCATTCGCCCCAGAACAAGGTAGATTAAGTATGTGGCCAGGCTATTTAGATCACAGTGTTAATGAAAATACAACCAATGAAGATCGTATTAGTTTGTCTTTCAACATTTTATTAGAAACCGGAGCAACTAACTAATGTTATATATTTTCGGCGATAGTTTTAGTGTACCCGATGCACACAAGAATGAAGTTATTGGGCCTACAGGCCTGATAACATTCATGCCTTTAGAAAAGAATTGGACTAGGATTGTTAGTGAAAGTATAATCGGGGATGATAATCATATAAATGACTGTGTGCTCGGGTGTTCCAATGAATACATTTTCCATACCCTAAGAGATCGTGAATCGTCGTTTAAAAGTGGGGACTATGTTATAGTACAGCTTACTTCTTATTACAGAGAATGGATTTTTGAAGATAAACCAGAGATGGCAAACTTCCTAAATGCAAAATGGGTGCCAGGAGTTCATGTTACAAAAGAACAAGCCAAGGCATTAGAAATGTATAAACAGTATCTGCATTCCGATCACCGGCTTTTTATACACTATGATGCAATTTTTGATGCAATAACTTTTAGAACTAAGCTATATGCACAACACGACATTCGATGTTTGATCCTGCCAGGGTTTCACAACGTTGCAGGAGTACAAGGAAATATGTTTGAAACCTCAAACTTAGAGTTTGACAGTAGCGAAACATGTAACACATATTATAATAGAGTTGGCGGCGATTTTCGGTATAACCACTTTTCAGAAGTTAATCATAAAATTTTAGCAAATAAAGTAATTGACTTCTTTAACACTGGTACCACTGTAGATCTTACAACTGGGTTTGAAACTGGCATATATACCAAAGATAATATCTAATGAAAATACAACTCGAAGGATATCCAGTAAGCATTTCTCGATTGAATCTCGGAGATTTAAAAATTCTACAGGATCATTATCTTCCATTGATATTAAATGGCAAAGAAGATGAATTCAAGGGCGAAGAAAGTAGGATTTCTAAAAATGCATCTCAACGCTGGAGCGATGCTGACTTTTTTAAAAAATGGAATGATACATTACTACCTGCGCCCTATATTCAATCTTATATAGACTCGTTTATGTTTCAATTTTCCTATAAAGTTGAAATAGATACATGGTATAATGTGCATAATCAATATGATCATCAACAGTTACACAATCACATAACAACAAATGTACCGGCATTTTCGTGTGTGGTCATACTAAAACAACCTAATGAAAATTCAGGTCAGTTGGTATTCAGGACTCCTAATTTATCAAATCATTTAAAATATCTAGAATTAGATCCGCAAGATCACTATCAAAACATATATAAACCACCAATGGAAGAAGGAATATTGATAATATTCCCATCCTGTCTTGAACATTATGTATATTATAATCAAACAAATGAATCAAGAGTTGTGTTTGCATCAAACATAGTAATAAAAAGACAAGGTAGCTTGTACTGATGTCGTCTACTGTTATACCGTTTCCTATAAGCATTAAACCATTTAAGGAACATGTTCAACTAAAGCAACAAGTACTAGATGCCATTTCAAGACAAGATCAGGTAGAACACATGCTGGCATTTAACAGCGATATCATTAGATGTGATTGGAGTACATCTCGATGTGATGGCGAACGAGAGTGGCTAAAAATTATAAATTATCCTCTTGCTGTTCATCTCAACGAATGGTGTAATACCATGGGCTATCAAACTTTCGGCATCACTGAGATTTGGTTTCAGCAGTATGCCACTGGAGGCAAGCATGCCTGGCATACCCATAGCAATAACTTTACCAACGTATATTATGTGCATTTGCCTGAAGGCGGCACTCAAACAGAATGGATAGATCCAGTGACCAAAGATATACACATATTTGATGTACATGAAGGTGACATTATTACATTTCCTAGCTGGGTAATTCACCGAGCTCCGATTAATACCTCAGCAGAAACTAAAACAATCATTTCGTGGAACATGGACGTGTCGGTAAAAGATCATGATGCAGCCGGCATCTACGGCTAATGCAGGAGAATTTTTATTATGACTAAAAAATCAGAGTACGAAGTAATAGATAATTTTTTAGATAAAGAATATTTTGATACAATAAAAAATACACTAACATCAGATGACATAAATTGGTTTTATAGAGACAATATGACATCAAAAGATGAGCACGGTATGTGTTATTTTACACATAACTTCTTTATAAACAACCGTGTTTGTAGTCCGTTTTTTAATTTACTAGAACCATTATTATTATATAAATTAAAAGTTTTTTCATTACTACAAGCTAGAGCAAATATGACTATAAGTAAAGAAGATCGATACGAATCTTCTTGGCATGTTGATTACCCCGATGGAGATTCTAAAACAGCCATATTATATATAACAACTTGTAATGCTAAAACGATGATAGATGTTGAAAAAGAAATAATTGAGATTGATTCTGTTGAAAATAGAATACTAATTTTCGATACTGCTATTTCTCATAAAATGAAAAGTGCAACAGATGCAAAAAGAAGAATTATTATTAATTTAAATTACTTTCAAAAATGAAATTATTTGGTAAAATAGAAAAAGGTTGGGGACACGAAATAATATTTTCTTCCACTGATCAATACTGTGGAAAATATCTGGTGTTTGCCAAGGCCGGCGACAAGTTCAGTATGCACTTTCATCTTGTCAAAGATGAAAGCTGGAACGTCAATCAGGGTCGCTTCTTGTTGAGATATATAGACACAAAGACTGCCACGATGCAGGAAAAAATCTTAAACACAGGCGATAATTGGCATAATCCTCCAGGGTTACCGCATCAACTTGAAGCGTTGGAAGACAATTCAATCATAGTCGAAGTGAGCACCCCTGATTCAGTAGAAGATAATTTTAGAATATTTCCCGGAGATAGTCAACGATGAATTTTATTGAAGTGTATCCAGACGCATTTCCCAAAGACTACTGTGAAACTATCATACAAAGATTTGAAGATATGGTCAAAATGGGTCAACATCTCACACAAAACAGCATGATGAAAAATCAGGACGATCGAATATTTTTTGATTGGGCATTTCACAGTCAACAAAATTTCAGCGTAGATCCTGACCTGTGTTCTTTCTTTTATAAAACTCTAAACAAGTATTATATAGAACAGTATTTTGAAAAATATCAGAGTCTTGGATTTTGTTTTCAACACACCCCCAAGGGCATGAGCGTACAGAGAACCGGCCCGCGCCAAGGCTACCATGCGTGGCATTGTGAAAATGCAGATCAATCATCAGCCAATAGAATCCTAGCCTATACCTTGTATCTCAATGATATTGAAGAGGGTGGCGAAACAGAATTTCTGTATCAAGGTATTAAGATTAAACCAGAAACTGGCAAGTTGATTATTTGGCCAGCCTATTTTACTCACCCTCACAGGGGGAATCCCATATATAAGGGTTACAAATACATTATAACCGGATGGTATTCACTGGATCACTGACATGGCTACAATAATAGTTAACGGCACATTTGATATTTTGCATCCTGGGCATGTTGCTATGTTGAACACAGCCCGTGGTCTGGGAGATTATCTTGTTGTATGCATTGATACAGATAGAAGAGTTCGAGAATTAAAAGGCCAAAGCCGTCCGATCAATGACCAGATTGATCGCAAAGTGATGTTACAAAATTTAAAAGCTGTTGATATTGTAGAATTTTTTGACAGCGAAGAAGAACTGATAGCATTAATCAAACTGTATAAACCAAGTGTGATGGTCAAAGGCAGTGATTATCGCGGCCAGCGCATAGTAGGCGAAGAACACGTACCAAAGGTATTTTTTTATGACAGAGTCAGCGACTATTCAACAACTAAAACAATTCAGGATATTACTAATAGGTGACGACTGTCACGACATTTACACTTACGGTTATGTAAATCGCATCAGTCCCGAAGCACCCGTTCCTGTCTTTGAACCGCACTATACCATTCACAAGGATGGCATGGCAGGCAACGTGTGTAAGAATCTAGAAACATTGGGATGCACAGTCAACTTCCTACATGGAAAATCCAGCGAAAAGAATAGGCTAATTGATGCACGTACCAAGCAACAATTATTACGCATGGATCGAGATGTTGCCAGCGAACCCATCACATTTGAAACTGCAATACCACCAGTGTACGATGCCATTGTGATCAGTGACTACAACAAAGGCACAGTGACCTACGAACTTATTGAAGAGCTAGTTAAAGCAGTCAACGTACCTATCTTTGTAGATACAAAGAAAACGGACTTGGCAAGACTCTCAGGATGTTATATCAAGATCAATGCATTAGAAAAAAGTCGTGCAACAAGTTTACCTGACCCAAAGCATCTAATTGTCACACACGGCGGGGACGGCGCAGTATGGGATGGTTGGGTATATGCCGCTGAAATTGTAGGCGATGTAACTGATGTGTGCGGTGCTGGAGATACATTTTTAGCAGCATTGGTATATGAGTTTTTGAAAACCGGACACATGGCCGATGCTGTTAAGTTTGCAAACAAAGCATCGTCGATCACAGTACAACACGTTGGAGTTTATGCTCCTAGGCTAGAACAAATCAAATGATTATACTAACTGGGGCCGGGGGATTTATCGGCAGTGTGGTGTTAGGATACTTAAATTCTCAAAAAGTCAATGATATTATTATAGTTGACGATCTGCCTTATCAAAATCAATATAAAAATCTCATAGGTAAACAGTACAAAAAACTTGTTTCTATAGATGATATTGATTCAATCGATGAAGATATCACCGGAGTTATACACATCGGTGCCAACGCCAATACCCTAGAAAAAAATTGGAGTTCAATTTATGCAACAAATGTTAAATCTACAAGGAAATGGAATGCATTTTGTAAACAACGCAAAATACCTTTTATTTTTACTTCTAGCGCATCTGTATATGGCAACGGCTCCGGTCCGATGAATCAATACGCATTCAGCAAACTGCTCAGTGAAAATGAAGTGGAAGGAGTTGTCCTTCGGTTGTTTAATGTATATGGACCCAACGAGTATCACAAAGGAAGAATGGCTTCTACAGTTTTACATTGGTTCAATCAAATCAAAGACACTGAAGAAATAACGATATTCGAAAATAGCAAGAATTATTTTAGAGATTTTGTATGGGTCGAAGATATAGCAAAAACTATACATTATTTTATGTTTGAAAATTATCAACCTGGAATTTATGATCTCGGCAGCGGATCTAGCATAGATTTTGAAACCATAGCAGATCTTGTAATATTCAACACAAACAAAGGCAAAAAAAGATTTGTGGATATGCCCGATGATCTTAAAAAACAGTATCAAATAAATACATCAGCTGATACGAAATTGTTAACAAAATCTGGGGTAGATGTCAAAAGTTTTACCAACGTGCATGCGGGCATCGCAACATACATAGATTATTTGGCTAAAGATCGTTATTACTAATTTGAATAAATAATAATATGGCAAAGATACCAGTACTTGACGCAGTAAGAATCATACCTAGGGAAGCGGATTTTCTTGACAGAAGGTCCGGAAATCGCGGTGAAATTTTCATCGACGATGATATCGGTACCCTACGGTTGTATAATGGAGAAGTCGGCGGGATCAACCTTCTCAAAGACGATCTTTCTAATATTTCAGCGGCAGCCCTTAATAAAAACGTGAATTTTGGTACAGGTACTGTTACTGCCACTCAATTTATCGGAGCAGGAATTGGTGCTGTGTTGGGAGATACTCCCCCGACAGCTGCTGCCGGAACCCTTTGGTTTAACACCAGCACGGGTAAACTGTATATCTACTATAATGATGGCACTAGCCTGCAGTGGGTTCAGCCTATGACTCCCAGCGTTGGAGGCGGCAGTGGTAGCGGCGGCAGTGGTAGCGGCACAGTAAATTCCGGGGCAGCAGGCAAACTTGCCTACTATCCCAGTGCCGGAACAACTGTGGATGACTTATCTGCTGTTGGATGGGCTGGTAGCACACTCAGCGTCACTGGCAGCATTAATGTAAGTGCTCAAAAAAACTACGTGAGATTTCACTGGGACACCCTTACTGATCTCAACAGCGAAGCACCCGCGGCCACTTGGCACGGCATGGTGGCACACGTACACGCCACAGGTAGACTATATGTAGCACATGCTTCTAATTGGTTGCCATTGGCACTATTATCGGACGTTGGAGTTACTGGTCTCCTAGCTGGTACCAACGTAACTGTATCAAACACTGATGGAGTGTATACCATAAATGCTGTGGTTGGTGGCGGTGGCGGCGGCATCAGCTTAGAAGATGCTCAAGACGGGGCTGCTTCGTTATTTGCAACTGGCACACATACTGGTATTAGTTTTAGTTACAATGATGTAAGCAACACTATTTCTGCAACAGTTGGCGCAATTACTCTAGGAACAGGTACCTCAGGCAACTATGTTGCCAGCGTACAAAATGGCTCAGGTATCACAGGCGGCGCAGCTGGATCAGCAGGATCAGCTCTTACGCTAGCCGTTGATACCACTGTGGTCAGTACATTAACAGGTGCCCAGACGTTAACCAACAAGACCATAAGCGGTGCATCAAACACCATATCTAATATTGGCAATGCAGCATTAACCAACAGCAGTATCACAATAAATGGTACTAGTGTCAGTCTTGGCGGCACAGTTACAATTTCCACTGCATCTAATTTAGATAGTCTAACCGATGTAACTATTACTACTCCAAGTCTTGGACAAGTTCTGAAATACAACGGTTCAATCTGGATCAATGATGCAGATGCCACAGCTGGCGGCGCTGGCGCTGGCACAGTTACTACTGTAAGTGTTGCTAGTGCAAACGGATTTACCGGCACAGTGGCCACTGCTAGTTCGACTCCAGCAATCACGATCACAACCAGTATTACTGGCCTATTAAAAGGCAACGGCACTGCTGTATCAGCTGCAACGGCTGGAACTGACTATCAGTCAGCGCAGAGTGTTACTGGCATTGTAAAATCTTCAGGAACAACCCGTTCAGCCGCAGTAGCCGGCACTGATTATCAAGAACCTATCACATTGACCACTACTGGATCAAGTGGTGCAGCCACTTTTTCTAGCGGTACTTTAAATATACCACAATATTCGGGGGGCGGTGGCGCTACTGCACTATCAAGTGTAACTGAAGTTTACACCGCAGGTCTCACCGTGGACCAGTTCTATCTACCGGCAATCACGAGATTAAATGTCACTGCCAACGGATCAGCGGCATATAGATTTGACCAATACGGTACCACAGATGATCCTACAATATACGCTATTAATGCTACCACCATAGCATTTAATTTAGCAGGAGCCGCCGGTCACCCTTTCTTGATACAAGACGGCGCTGGTGTAAATTATAACACTGGGTTGGTACATGTAGACTCTACTGGTACAGTTAGTACAGGAGCAAGCGCACAGGGCAAGTCGTCTGGTACCTTGTATTGGAAGATTCCGGATAGTATTAGTGGCGGTTACAGATATCAGTGTGCTTCTCATGGTCCTATGGTAGGAAGTATCTCAATTAAGAACTTTGCTTCGATATAACCGATAAATACGAATAACAGGATAACATATGGCCATCAATTTTCCAAGCAGTCCAGCAGTAAATGACACCCTGGCTGTGGGAGCCGACACATGGAAGTGGAACGGAATAACATGGGAAGTACAACCAGTTGTATCTCCTAGTTTCAACGATATCACAGTTTCTGGCTCAGTTATTGGGTCAGTTACTGGCAATACTCAAGGTACACATACCGGTGCAGTTGTTGGAAATGCCACAACTGCAACAACGCTACAAACAGCAAGATCGATAAATGGTGTGAGTTTCAATGGCAGCACAAATGTCACGGTAACAGCAGCAGCCGGAACATTAACTGGCGCCGCTATAAATTCATCAGTGACGTCCTCCAGTCTTACCAGTGTAGGCACACTAACTAGTCTAGCAGTAACCAATGATATTACAGCCAGTGCTAATGTTGTGATTAACCAGACTCCACAATTACCAACACATGCTACCAACAAACGTTACACAGATTCCAGAGCGATTGCTTTTTCAGTGGCACTGGGTTGAAACAAGGACAAAAATAAATGGCAAAGAAACAGTTAAGCAATTATAAATTTTTTCCTGGAGTGGTGCCCCCGGCCTACGGCCAGTATCCAAACGCAGTGGCGTTGATCACTGCCAACAAGAATTTTGTAATAGAAGAAGCTAATCAATATATCAAAAATCAAATAGCTGCCAACGTTGCTAATTCCGGCAGTTTTTGGTATGGTTATGTTTACGATGCCACAAGAGAATTGAAATGTAAAAGAGACATAGAATATGTATTAGATGGATATATCTACGATCTTACCTATGGCGGAAATTCTTTAACCTATGCCAACGCTTCACGATACTATATCAATGGCGTCTTGCAGGTAGTATCAGGAGCAGTCGAAGTTGATGTACAAACTGAAATCAGGACACAAATTAGTGATCTAATCCTAACCAACGAAATTGATTCATCTGTGTTAAATCTTGTAGGCGAGACTCAGATTCTACTGCCCGCTGCAGAAGCCAGTGCATATTCTGAATTCCTTGCCTTGGCCAACATCATCATTGACGTTATTGACACGGGTCTCAGCACATTACCTGCTCCAGTGGCACCTGATAGTCAAGGCGGCGGCCTACTACCCAATGCTGTTTATCTACTTGAAGCCAACAAGCGATTCGTACAAGAAGAAACTATTGCTTACATACAATACAATGTTGATAACAATATTTCACCTTATGCGAATTATACATACAATGCAGAAAAATGCAGACGAGATGTTAGTTACATTTTAGAAGGTTATCTCAGCGACTTGAAGAAAGGCGGTAACAGACAGACTTATTTCAACGCAGAAAAATATTGGGAAAACGGGGTTGCACAGGTAGATGGAGATCGCCAGCCTGAAATATATGCACATACCTTTATTAGGGATCTCATAGACAACTTTATTTGGACAAATGTAGCATTTACCCCTAGACAGATCTTAGTTAGTCAAGTTCGTGATCTGTCCTACACAGCAGAGCAACCATCACAGACTAGGTTAAAAGAACTCAGCAACATTGTCTTGGATGTGATTGAATTTGGAATATCAAGATTGCCAACTAAGATCAGCAATCGTGGTTACGTCAAAGTACCTGGCTTTTACAAACTCAAAGATCTACTATTGATCACCAACAGTTCACGCAACATCATCATGTATAATTTTGCTGATGATAGTTTGGCTGCGGAAATTACCTATTCAGAAAATTATGATGACAGTTTTCCAGGAGCATTATACGGTGTAGATAAAATCACCAGCATAACTCTTGACATAGATACCAGTGCCATGATGGTCACTGACAACATACAGATTTTTGTTGAAGCCAAGGAACAGGCAGTGCGTATGAACTCCATAGCCACTGATGCCATGGAAAGACACAAAGTAGGTATTCCGCAAAGCATGTTAGATGCTGACTTTGAATATGGACTTCAACCTACCAAGTGGCAGGCCATTGCATTGATGCGTAACTATCCCAGCATCTATGAAATACCAGGCAGTGACATTCCTGTGACCAATGTGACCACAGATGCCAGCTCAGGTACCGGCGGAGTAGGTGCCAGTCTTATCACCGTAACTACCACAGCTGCTCACGGATTGGCTGCCTATGATCCCATAACCATCAAGGCTCTAAGTAACAGTGTGCAGGGGTTTAGTCGATCTGAAGGAAGTTTTTTGGTTGCTGTGGTAGGATCAGCAACGCAGATATCTTATTACGCCAAGGCCAAAGTAGGAACCACCAACGGTGAAGTATTGGCCAGCACATATACACAGTTGAGAAAAGGTGGCTTTTATACTGGATCTGCTGTGGGATCTCCTAGTTTCACGGTTGTGGCGGGAGGTAGTTCCGGCACCATAACCACCAGTTTGATCACACCCGCCGGTAGTACAACAATCGGATTTAGTGCAGGCGGTCCACAGATAGGAGCACCCGTTAGCGGCACCGGAGTTAACATTGGCTCACAGATCACAGCAGTCACCGGCTCTGGCGGTACAGCAGCATCGACCACTCTCAGCGCCAACGCTGATATCAGCGACACTACCATAGAGGTTACCAGTACCACAGGTATTGGTCCTGGACTGGTGTTTGATCGTGGCAACGGACAGGCATTAGTTGTAACCGATGTCACAGGTAACACAGTTACCCTTAGTGGGGCATTGACTTCAGCAATCATAGGCACAACCAAAACCTACACTGCACTCACACAAAGCGCCACTTCCGGATCAGGCTCTGGAGCACAATTCAGTATATCAAGAAGTCCTGGTTACGGTGTCACTGTGACCACTCCGGGTTCTGGCTACGCAGACAATGATACCGTGACCATTCCGGGCGCCAGTCTAAATGGCGCTACTCCTGCGAACAATGCCACTGTTACTGTGACGTCAGCCTCTCCTCTAAATGTAGCTGCTACTCTCGGTGCAATTACCTTAGGGGGCACAGGGTATTTGACTGCTGCTGGAGTCACCACAACCAGTGGCGGTTCAGGCACAGGCCTTACAGTAAACATTACTGCGTCAGCTGGAGTCGTCACAGCTGTTACAATCAGTGCAGGCGGAACTGGCTACGCAGCCAACGAAGTCATCACTGAAGCCACCACCGGCCGTGTTAGCACTGCTGGTACAATAGTAGCAGGTACAGGGTATACCACTGCCAGCGGATTGTCAACCACAGGAGGAGCTGGCACGGGGATTACAGTTAACATCGTCGACGACGGCTCAGGCGGCATCTCTTCAGTCACAGTCAACAGTACAGGATCTGGATATGTTGTTGGTAATACACTAACAGTGGTGCAAAGCGGTGGTGCCGCCGGCACATTTGACGTAGCTACCCTACATGATCAGGCACAATTCACTGTGGCCACAGTGACCGCCGGCGGTGTAATTCAATCTGCCACTGTGGCAGGCACAGCAGTCACAGCTCCTACGAAAAACTTTATCAGTGCGTTTACCATCACTGAAGCAACTACTGCTCAAATAGCCAGCGGCAACACTGGTCTTACATTCTCAGCTATTTCTACCATACAAGCCACATTTGCCACAGCCCACGGATTTGTACCAGGTAATACTATCACGGTACAGATCACAAGCTCAGGTGCCAATGCTCAATTAGCAGCTGGTGCTTACTTTGTAGAAAGTGTGCCTTCTTCAACCACGTTACGTTACACAGCTAGAGCTGCTGGTACCATAGACAATACCTTGGTTGGGCAGGTATATGGTAGACCAGATTCGTTCTTTGTACACAGACCCTACGACGGCGGAGTGCAATTAGGCACAGCTGGACCAGCACACGGTGCTACTGCTATACGTATGAGTAAAAAATACATACGTTATCAATCAGGCAAGGGTGTTATGTATAACACTGGTGCGCTGTTTGCGCCTAGTTACGATCTACGTTCAGTCGCTGCCACCGGCACAGCAATAGGCAGCATCATTACTATAATTTGTGATGACACAGACCACGGATGCCAAGTTGGTGGAGTTATCACAATCACAGGTGTTACTACTTCTGGATATAATGGCACTTATACAGTTGCTACTATAACCAATGAAAGACAATTGAGTTTTGTAGCCACACAGATCTTAGGTAGTGCAACACCGGTGTTGGGCAGTCCTTGCTTGATGAGTGTGAAGAATTGGCATGGTGCTACTATTCGAGCAGGTATATTTGATGATCAGAACGGCATGTTTTTCCAGTATGATGGTATAAGAATGGCTGTGTGCAGAAGAAGCAGCACATTTCAAATTGCAGGAACTATCAGCATCAATGCAAATGCCAACACAATAACAGGTACCAACACTCGATTCACAGAACAATTATCATCAGGCGACAGGATTGTCATCCGTGGTATGACTCATGTGGTTTCCAATGTGGATTCAAACACATCAATGACAGTGACTCCAGATTTCCGCGGTGTTAGCAATGTCAACAGTGTAAAGATCACCAAAGTTGTGGATACTTTGGTGCCTCAAAGCGATTGGAATCTAGATACCATGAATGGATCTGGGCCCAGCGGATATAACATAGACGTGACCAAGATGCAGATGATCAGTATACAGCACACATGGTATGGTGCTGGATTCATTGATTTTATGATGCGAGGCCCAGACGGCAACTATGTATTTGTGCATAGATTCCGCAACAGCAACGTGAACTTTGAAGCTTATATGCGCACAGGTAATCAACCGGTGAGATATGAAGTGATCAACGAAGGCTTCAAAGGCAGATTGTCAGCAGCGATGACCAACAGCCAGACCACAATACCCATGAGCGCAGACGACTTGTTTTGGTTTCCAAATTCAGGAACTGTGTATATAGACAATGAGTTGATCAGCTTTACTGGTAACAGTGGCTCAGCGTTGACTGGCTGCACCAGAGCCGCTACTCTGAATCAATTCGTAGCAGGGTCGTCGAGAACTTTCAGCGCAGGCACAGCTGCCAGTCATGTCATACGCAGTGGAGTGGTATTGGTCTCCAACACAGTGACTCCGATCATCAGCCATTGGGGTTCAGCATTTATGATAGACGGACAGTTTGATTCAGATCGTGGATATATCTTTAACTATGCTGCTACTGGTCTATCAGCATCGGTTGACAAAGTCACTGCTTTCTTGATTAGACTGGCACCTAGCGTGAGCAATGCGCTGATTGGTGATCTCGGCGAAAGAGAATTGTTGAATCGTGCGCAGTTGTTGTTGTCAAGTCTTTCTATCACCAGTGATACCGTTGCAGGTGGAGGAGCTATTGTTGTTGAAGGAGTTTTAAATCCAATCAATTATCCCACAAACCCAGCTAACATAACCTGGGGAAGTTTGATCACACAGGCAGCTGGTGGCCAGCCCAGTTTTGCACAGGTAGCAAGTGGTGGTTCTGTGACATGGAGCGGAAACGTTTCTACTACTACTTCGACTGTACAGGGAGCATTTAGTACCACACTCACCGCTACAGGACAGGCAGCAGTTACGAACACGCTTACAGCAACAGCATTCAACGCTATCACACAGAATATCACAGCCGCAAGTTTTGGTCAGACCGTCTCAGCCCAGGGATTCAACGCAGGTCAGCCTTATGGTGGTAATACCTATGTCAGCGCAACCAGCACCTCCCGTAGCGATTTGTTGATTACAAACACACAATACGATGGATTGGTAAATCCTATAACTGCGGGAGATTTGATTTCTGGTACTGGGGTAAACAGCACAGTGGCATCGGTGACCAGAGCCTATTTGGGTGGTATATACACAAGAATCGTTATTAACAATTTACCAACAGTGACCAGTACAGCAGGCAATGGACAGAACGTTACATTGACAATTAATCCTGCATTATATAACAGATCGATCTCAACTACTCGATCAGATTTCTTGATCACACAAGCGTCATATGCAGCTTTAACATCCTCACTGATTGTAGGCGATCCACTCACTGCCGCAGGCACCATAGCTGGTGGTACTACTATTTCATCAATCACTCCAAGCTATATAACCATAGCAGGCACTGTGTATGCTAGAATTGTCATGAGTGCAGTTGGAAGTAGTAACAGCACACTGCCTACCAGCAATGGCGCTAGCACCATAACCGTCACAGTGACCAGTGGCCAGGCCTCAAGATTTAACACAGCGTTGTCCACAAGTAGAAATGACTTTCTTGTAACGCAGACACAGTATGCTGCTTCAACCATTGCTGTTTCAGATGTTTTATCTGTTGCAACGTTCCTCACAGGCGGACAAACTATTTCAAGTATAACACCAAGCTATGTCACATTGAGTGGAACAGTGTATGCAAGAATAATCATGAGCGGAAATGCCACGGCAACCAGCACCGCTGGCTCTGGCAACACTGCGTCAGTGACCAGCACCAGTGCGATCACAGCTGCCTATGGATCAGCTATATCTGCTTCAAGAAGTGATTTTTTAATTGCCGACAGTACTGCTACAGTATCTGGAATAGCTGTCAACGATGTGTTGAGTATTGCGGGCACAGGTACTACATTGGCAGCTGTGGTGATAACAGGTGTTGCCGGACAGTTTAGCTGTACAGCTACCACGCTGTTTACCGGAGAAAAAATAACCATCACTGGCACATATGGCGGCGGAGGCAGCATCAGTGGTTACACAACTGGCACTCAGTATTTTATTGTGGCCACCAACGGCTCTACTACGTTTACTCTAAGTACCACCTTTGGAGGAGCTGGAGTAACAACCACCACCGGTACACCAACAGGATTGACTTATACTCTGCAGACATTTATCAGTGGCAGCCAAATCATCACCAGTATCACCCCTAGCTATGTTACTATCAGTGCAACTCCCTATACCAGGATTACAATGAGTGGCGCTGCCAATCTTACATCTACAGCAGGCTCCGGTAACAATGTGGTTGTCACCATCACAGCTGCATTATCTGCTGCATCATATGTGAACAAAAACTATTTGTTCTTTACATCTACTTCTTGGTTGGCCAGCAATGCCGGAGTCAGCACCAAATTGGCTACTAGTAACACACAGTTTGCTGCTGGAACCAGCATAACGGCGGTGGAGTCAAGAACCTACGGAGCCACTACTGTTTACAGAGTGGTGTTTAGCCAAGCATCTAACACCACTATTTCGGCTGCTGCTAATATCACATGGCAATTTGGTGCGCTGTATGCACTGCCAGGTGAACAGGTATTCTCCTTTATTGCCAATCCCGGCAACACTGAACGATTGGATCTAGATGCGTTGAAAGAATTAACAAGCACTGCCATTGGCGGCCGTGGTACATTCCCCAACGGTCCAGACGTGTTGGCTATCAACGTGTACAAGGTTGCAGGCTCAGCTACACCTGTAAACGTTATTCTACGTTGGGGTGAAGCACAGGCTTAATGATATCAGGACAGTGCAATTAAAAACGTTGAAAGTATTTAATTGCGTTTTGCTTGTGACCAGTCTTTGATTCTGGTCTCTAATTTTTTTCTTATAGCTGTGATGTCCTGTTTCATTTCGCCGCCCATGGTAGGCAGTTGTCGACTATAGACCATCTCCATGTGCATGCTGTCTAATTTTTTTATTTCTGCAATCAGTTTATTCAACAGTTGTTGGGATTCATGTTTGGCTGCACCGTCGGGCATGCTATCAATGGCTGTACAATATTTTTCACAGTCCTCTTGAAATCTACTAGACTTTTGCAATAGATTTGACATTTTCTAACTCCAATATGGTTTCTATTTTTACACGTATTACTTGATTATTTAATGTGGTACGCAGACCTGAATGCAATTGTTTGGGCAAGCAATCTAAATCTGCCCAGCACACAGTCTTTGATGCCAGTGTCAAAAACTCTTGATCGACCACACACACATACGTGCCATACTCAAACCCACGATCTTCACTGAGATATAGTTCAATGGGGACTATACGGCCCTGTGCGTATTGATTTAACAATTCGTTGGCATCTTCTAGGAGGCTGTTACTGCGCTGAAATGTGGGCACAGTCCATCGCTCTGCATCTAGGATCAGCAGGATGCGACCTGTGGTTTTAGCTAAGAATAATAGTCCGGCACGCTGTTGCATGCAGATACTTATCCACCTGCGAGCTTGAAGCTCCATTCTCCTGGCAAGTACTCACCTTCAAATGCCTTGAGCCATTGAGCACCGTCCCACTTGTATTTGATACCTGTGCGTATGTTTTGTATGTAAAACGGCGCAAATTCTTCACCTAGTATATCTGCTGCCTCTAAGGTATTTTGATCTGGATCCCATATTGTTGTCCATGTGCTACCAGTCCATTCTACAATAGAGTTGGCTGTGATAACAGGATCTGTGCCGTCTTGATTTTCCCATGATGAATCATTGTTGCTGGGTTCTCTCCAGGCCTGCGGCCCACGATAAGGCACGCTGGTACTGTCTGCTGGATTAGAAGGTAGATTGATGTATCCGCCGCGGTTCTCACTGTTGTTGACATCGTCTAACATTAAAAATCTCAATCCTAGAGGAATAGCTGCATGTGATCCGTATACCTCTAAAGGATTGTACTTGTAGGGATCAATAATAGCATCTATGGTGCCACTGGTAGTTACTCCAGCTATATCATCATTGCCTGGATATGTATCTGTATCCAAGGACACTATTAGTATACTAGGTTCTATTGGGTTAATTACAAACGTTCCTACTATTTCGAATCCGTTGGCTTTTTTAAACAAAACTTCGCTGCCCGGAACATATCCACCTTGTGTGTTCAATATTATATTCCAATCAATCGGCTCACCGTTTTTCACTTCCTTTTCGCTGAGACCTAGTGATGTCACTGCCTCTATGGGATTAACTAATGTTAGGTCGTATTGATTATCGTTAGGATTACCTGTATTTGATTTAAACAACAGAACTCCGTATCTACCATATGGTTGCCCGGATATGTTGGTACTAGAAGCACTGTTATTATAAATTAAATCTTCAAGATTTAATACTTCGCCTTGTTCGGTAAACACATTGGCTACAATACTCTGCACTATACCTAACTTTTTAACCTTGGCTGGCGGAGATATGAACACAGGCATCTCAAAGTCTAGACTGCAGATGTCTATGTCCGATTCTGCTCCTTGTGGTATGGTTCTACTTGAAAAATTAGTGCCGGTTAGATACATGGCGCTGAGACTGGTCCAATCAATGTAGTTGTCAGTGGTCTGCAGTTCCAGACTGGGATTAAACAACACCAGTATCTGTTCAAGCAACTGTAGTTTTTGATCTGTGTTAGAAGTCCACACATCTGCTTTCATGGTCAATTTAAACGGTGTGGGCATCAATCGTTCTACAGTATAACTGCCGCCTTGCGCACCTGTGTATTCTCTAGTGCCGCCGGCATCTGTGAACCTACGCTCTCGAATATGTATCTTTGAAACAAATGTAGGATCGCTGAGCCTACTGGTGTCCATTTCAAGTCCTGTGATATAACAGGCGATTCTAGGCACAGTGGGCATTTTGTTTTCTGAGTTGTCTTTGATGATGCTGGCTACCTGCCTAGTTAGGTCTCCGTACATCACGGGTATCTGTCGCTGTTCGCCATCGCCTGCTTGATACTTGAATCCAATGAACACACGCATGAACTGTGTGACATAGCGTCTTAGCTGTCCGTCGTAGTGAAAATCCATTATAGGTCTGCCTCAGGTCTTAGAGCCTTGCTGAGACTCTGCTTTTCTTTGACTGTGTGCCCGTCAATGGTACTCACAGTAGGATTGTTGATGAATGTAGATTTTTGTGCCTGTCGCAGATCCTTGCCTGCAAAAGTTTCACCAGCAGCAACATCACTGGCTCCGAGATTGCTCATGGTCATCCGCACATTGTCCTCAAACTTACGCCATCTCACTCCATCAAATCTAAACAGTCTATTGGGTAGATAATCTGTGCGCAGTGCAAACTGCCCATTCACAGGATTGTTTGGAAAGGAAATACCTGCGGTAAATGGAGCACCGTTAGGAGGTACACCGTCTTTGGTTAGATAACCTTCATAGCCATCTCCGTCTGACGGTAATATCACGCTGCTGGCAGTCTGACCAACGTATACCGCGTTACCGTCTGTGTCATATAATAAGTTACCTGCTTCGTCGGTGGCCTGTGTAGCTGCATCTACTGTGACGGATCCTGCATCTACAGTGGCTAATTCTGTGGTGCCATCTGCTGCTCTCTGTAGTGTATAATACTTGCTGGTGTCGTAGCCGCTGCGTGGTGCATCTGCTTCAGCTTGATCTAACACCGCAGCAGTAATCTGCATTTCTTTTTCGTAGGTGCTAACAACATCTCTCAATGTGTCGGCTAGTGCATAGTAGGTATTGTTAGGAGGAGCAATGCCTGTGACTTCTTGTATGACCTGATATTTTTTACCGTTAGCTGCTAGTACCACATCACCTGGATAGTATGTGATGCCTGCGTTATATGTTCCTTGATAGGAATCACTGTCGGCAATGCCATCTAAAATCTGTTTGAATTCTTGACTGTCTACCAATGGTTTGCACTTGGCACGATATAAGTGCGGGTACCATGTGGCTGAAAATCCTTCGGCTGCTCTGCTGACTTCTTCTATGACAAAGAAACGTTTTAGGGCAAAGGTTAAATCATTCAAAGCATATTCATCTTTGAGATGAGGTAATTCTATTACGTCGCCAGCTATGATTTTACGACCTAATTTTTCCACAGTATCAGTGATATGAAACGTGATAAAAATTGTATCATTTTGTAGAAATAGTCCAAACTGGCTGAGATTAAAATCGATATCAGATATATTGTAGACACCGCGCATGACATAAACATCGGGATCGTACTTGCGATCTCTGTTTTCTAAAAACAACAGATCCTGTATGTTTGCCACATTATCAGTGGCATATGTAGGTGTGCTAGGAGTGTCGCCTTGTATTGCGGCTCCTGTTCCTATATATCTGTGAACCAGTACATCCGTGCCTCCAACCTGGAACATTTCCCAAGCGGATCTATCTATAAAGCGGAAATCGTTGCCCTTTTCGGGACGGTATAAACTGAGTCTTGGCATAGTCATATATTTACCGCTACCGATAAATACTCGTATGAGCACATCAGACCAAGCCAAAAACTCTGTTTACAACTACTGCAAAACCATGCTAGGCGATGGTATGGTAGATGTAGAATTAGATCCCATACACTACGACACAGCACTTAATCGTGCCTTAGCAGTTTTTCGTCAGCGTAGCGATAACGCTGTAGAGGAAAGCTATGCGTTTTTAACTCTAACTGAGAGCACTAACGAGTATATACTACCTAAAGAAATACAACAGGTACGACAGATATTCCGTAGATCAGTGGGATCAAGAACCGGTAACGGCACCGGTGGTACGGTATTTGAACCATTCAATTTGGCCTATGCCAACACCTATTTGTTAAGCTCAACCAATATGGGAGGCTTGCTAACCTATGAACTGTTTAGTCAATATCAGGAATTAGTAGGCAAGATGTTTGGTAGCTACATTAATTTTACCTGGCATCCACAAAGTCATAAAATTATCATACATCAACGTCCACGGGGTGAGGAATCAGTAATGCTACAAGTATACAATTCCAAGCCAGATTTTGCCATCGTAGATGATGTGTATTCGGGTCAATGGATCAAGGACTATGCTTTGGCCAACTGTAAAATGATGTTGGGTCAGGCCCGAAGCAAGTTTGGGCAAATTGCAGGCCCACAAGGCGGCACACAACTCAACGGCACAGCACTGATCACTGAAGCTCAAACCGAAATGGAAAAACTAATGGAAGATCTTAAAACTGGAATTACCACACAGGGATGGGGTTGGATTACTGGTTGACCTTATAACTAATCTATATTATAATTGTTCTAAAGGGGACAAGTTATGATCATAGGTGTATGCGGTTTTATAGGCTCAGGCAAAGATACTGTGGCCGACTATCTAGTTAATTTTCACGAATTTCGCAGAGAAAGTTTTGCTTCAACACTCAAAGATGCTGTGGCAGCAGTGTTTGGCTGGGATCGAACCATGCTGGAAGGACGCACAGCACAGGCCCGAGAATGGCGAGAACAGGTAGATCCTTGGTGGGCAGAAAGACTAGATATGCCCACACTAACTCCTAGATGGGTGCTACAATACTGGGGCACAGAAGTATGTCGTAGATCGTTCCATGATGATATATGGATTGCTTCATTAGAAAACAAACTACGTACCAGCAAAGATCACATAGTTATTTCGGACTGTAGATTCCCCAACGAAATTAAATCAATTAAAGATGCCGGCGGACAGATTGTTTGGGTGCAGCGTGGCGAGTTGCCCGACTGGTATGCAGATGCTGTGAGTGCTAATCAAGGCAACAACGTAGGTCTTAATGCTATGAAGATGCGCAAAATACATGCATCGGAATGGGCATGGTTGGGCAGTGATTTTGACAGCACCATCAACAACAATGGCTCTATCGATGAGCTGTATGCGCAGAGCGCAAATCTAGTAGTCAGCCACAAGGTCGCCTTGTCGCCACGTGATCCCTTCTTTGCCTAATATAGCAGCACAGTTCAAACACACAGTTTTAAGATTAGCGGGCCTGCAGTTGTTGAGATTTTCATCTACATGAAACACTCGAAATACTTCTGCGTGTTGAGATCGACATCCACATTTTTCACACACGGCCTTGGGCTTGTATCCTGCACGTTGCCAACGAGGAACATGCGCACCTGCACCGTGTGACAGACAAATCTCACACAGTGTTCTATAATAGGTTCGAGTGTCTTTGTAATAATTAATGGCTCTAGGGCGCTGTGCGCAGGCCTTGCAGAGTGGTCGCATTAGGTATTTACCCTTTTAGACCCCTTTTGTTATGTGCCTAACTCGCTGTTTTTAGGATAGTATGCTAAATATTATGAGCAACTATTACCAGGAGAATAGGCGATATGGCACTAACATCACCAGGCGTACAAGTTACGGTAATCGACGAGAGTTTTTA